ACCACCTCGGTCGCGCCGCTCTCGATGGCTGCAGCGAGGACCGAGATGAGTTCGTTGTCGACAGAACTGAGCTCGTCACCGACGTGTGTGTCTTCGGCAGTGCGGAGTTCAGGTACCCACTCTGGTGAGGGCAGCGCTGCCGGATCGAGTTCAAACTCGAACATCGAGGGGCTGTATGCTTCAGTAGTCGGCCGCATTATTTTTCTCTCAGCTGAATGACACGGAACTTACCTTTTGCGCCCGCAAATCTAACATCTTTCAAACGTCCGACGACCTCATAACGGGAGTTATGCCGTAGCACGACTTCATTTTCACCCCCAAAGCTGCCGTCGTCATCGTCGCGGCGCTTGGGGAGAAACGTATCAAGCTTCGCACTCATGACAACGCCGCGTTGAGGCAGAATCTCCAATACAACTCCTTTATCGACGCCTCTCGACGGTCTCCACTCCCCATCGACAAGTATCTTACTCCCGTCATCTATGACGCCCGCCCACCCTAACGAGTCCTTCGGCTCTGAGGAGGTTGAGACAAGCCCCTTCATTTGGATCGTCTGTCCAACCTGCCACTCGTCTACCATCGGGCGTGTATCATCATCAAGCGCAAGCCCGCGGTACAGAACTGTCTTCGATGGCAGCGGTTGTGAGACAGCGGCAAAGACCTTTGCGACAGACTCTGCGCGGGAATTATTTTTTCCGCGAAGCCCTGTGTTAATAGAGTCGTAATCAGGGATGTAACTCTCGAGTGCAAGAATCTGATCAGTCGTAATCGATGAAGGGATCGTTGCATCAAGTGCGCGCTTACTCACTGTTGCTCGTCGGACACCTGTGGGGAATCCTTTTGCGCTGCTGCTACTGCCTGACATAAACTGCCCGCCTTCTGGGGTACCAGCAGGTTCGTGATTGGGGTTCGCAGCAGTCTTGAGTGCCTGTTCCTTCGCGAGTAGCGTCAGCGTCGTGTCCTTCGGACTAAACTCGACAGCGTCGAGTGTTGCGGTCTCGCCAACGAACGTCTCATCGTCGACGTACGCCTCACCGCGGCCGGGCTTCAGATATGCGATGCACACGTGCGGCGTGTAGACTGGATGTGTATCAGTGACGTCAAGTTCGTCAGAGAGCAGCGAGTTCAGTCGCTCCAGATCCGGTGACTCAACCTCAACGTAGAGCACATCGTATTCTTCGCCCGTAAACACCGCTGTCTCACCAAGCGTGATATCGATCGCGCCGAAGTGCGCGAGAATCTCAGCAACATCATCCGGATCTGTTGTATGGAGACCATACTTCACCGTGATATGTGGCGAATCTTCGCGACCCTCCTCCGCGAGATCGTCAGGATCGACATCAAACGCTAGCACTTTTGCTGCGAGTGCATCGGGGAGATTCAGCTGTGTGCTGCTGAACCCGTGACCGGCAGTGCGCAGTTTCTTTTCTTTTAGACGGGCCCGTGCCGCCTTCTCATCCTCACCTGTTACCTCTTCGGGTGCTTCGTTCGCGACTTCTTCCTCATCTGATCTCTTCGCGATCTCAGCCTTCACCGCTTTCGCAGCATGCCCAGCCTCAATTGCTTCATACGCTTTCTTCAGACGGTGGAGATCTGATGTCTTGAGCTTTTTCAAGCTCTTGACAGTTGCTTTCTTCCGCGCCGCCGTGCTGCCAAGAATGTGCTCGATCGTCTTCACGTGCTCTGGCGCAGCCGAGTGCTCGCGCGGAGGCTGTGTCTGATTCTCATCTGGCGTTGTATGTCCAACCACGCCACTTCCAACACCACCCAGCGCCGTAAGTTCTGGTTCGAGTAATGCAGACTCACCGACAGGCGCGTTTGGATCCGCAGACGGATCAATCGGCGCTTCAGGTGTAGGCGGCGCCATCTCAGCCTCTTGTTCTGGTGTCAGCGGCTCGAGGCCGTGCCAGAACTCGCGAATCTCGGCGGTCGTATAGACGGGCTTCGGCGACGACGCGTTCGTCTGTGACCACGTCTGCGCGCCCTGTGCCTTTTCCATCTCGGTCATCGTCTCGATGACGCCCCACTCGATGTCGTATTGCTTCGGCGTGGGGAGATAGTTGTACTTGATCAGGCGATCCACGAGCCGGCGCACGATCATCGGGCCAGCGTAGCCAGTGCGCCGATCCTGGACTTGTGTATCGAAGTTCGCGGCATCCTGAGACGAGGCGAGTTCACCGCGCTCTGAGCCCGTGAGAATCCGCATCGGGATCCCCTTCGACCCTGCGATCTGCGTGAGGATGGCCTCGGCGGGCTGATTGAAGTTCGCAACGTCGGAGCCGAGCGTATTGACTTCCATGCCACGCGTCCTCATCACGCGACTAATGTCGTGGCGGTAGTCGTCGATCTCATCCTTCAGATTCGCGATATCGGTATCGCTCATCGAGATGTCTTTATCAAGGTTGAGATTCAGGCCCTGATTCGCTCGCAGCCAGAACGCCTCGGCGCCGCCGCCGCAGACCTTCTTCAGGTCGCATAAAAGATCCCAAATGTTTTCGAGAATCGGAATCCCGAAGACGTTATCGTCGAGGCACCCCTCGGCAATATGGATGATTCGAGAATGATGTACTGGACGCTGGAATGCCGGCGATGTGATATCGGTGCGCTTCAGTTGGTAGAACTTCGGCTCACCGAATCGCGCGCTCTGTGAGTCAGTCTCGAACTCCGAGATCGTACAGTCAGCGCCCGATGACGTTGTCATATTTCGGACGCCGGAACTCGGACCGCCGCCCGCAAAGAACGGCTGAAGATAGATCAGCTTGTCGGGTGACCCCTTCGGAAGTTCCGACTGTAGATCGCCAGGTGCGCCGATCAGAATCACGCTGTACGTACTGAGACCAGCAAGCGTATCTGCGCGCTGCAGCACCGTCCAGATACTCAGGCGCTCATTGAGTTCTTTCCACGCGGCCTCAAATGCTGTCTCGACTTCAGGGTCTTCATCTTCGTAGAGCGTCACGCCGCCGCGCCACGTTGCGCGTGGATAACACTCCACGATGCGCTTCGAGATCCCGCCGCGAGCGTACGCATAGCGATACTGGAGGAGGCTTATGGTCTCGTCGTAACCAAGAACGGTGTTGTAGTCGCGAGCGCCGTCAAACGATCCACCCATACGCGCGAGGCGGTAGCGCTCAAAGAGTGTCGAGGCGGCGGCGCGGAATTGAGCTAACGTCCCCATGTCGCACCTCGTACCGCATTGTATGGGACTTCAATAACAGGCGCATACGACATCAACAGTGCGTCTGCCCGGTTCGGCGACGGACCGTCGCTGTACTGTACGACTGTCTGGCCTTTGGAGTTCGGAAGCCAGCGAAGCATTAGGAGTTCTTCAGCCAGCTGCTCATCAAGTGGATCAAGATCGATCTCGCCGCGCTCGAACAGCCCGCGCACCATCCACCAGAGTTGTGAGAGGAGATTGGCAAAGACTTTCTGCGTGAGCTTCCCGCTACACTTCGGGCACTGGACCTGCTGCGGCGTGAGCGCCAGATCCCACTCATGTTTACACGCGAGGCACGATGTGATCGTCGACGCCTCGCCAACCGAGATTGGAAACACAGGAAGCCCTTGCTCTTTCGCCCGGTCCACGACACCGCGGCCGACGCCAATGTAGTCGACCTTCGCCCGCGCAGCACCATACATCGCGCTGTTGAGATGCTGAATGAGCGTCCCAGTCGTGAGCATTGTATCGGGCTGCCGCTCTTCATAGAGCACGCGAAACACCGGGCCGCGGCGGTGCCCGCAGCACGACGGGTCGCCGTCTTCCGAAGCGCCGACGTCGAGGCCGAGCTCATTCGGACCAATCGGCTCGAGTGTCCGTTCCTGCGCGGCGCGAATCCATGAGAGCGGGATCAGCGAACCTGCCGCGGTCTGGACGGGGAATTGTCCGAGAACCTTCGACTGCCAGAACGGATGCGTTTCTTCAAGACTCGAACCCTCGGGCATCTCGCACCGTGAACCGGCGGCATTCCACGTCCATCGCGGTGCCCACTTCGCACGCTTCTCTTCGACATACGTCCGGCCGATCAGCTGACGCGTGATTTTTTCCGGCATGACTTCGCCGGTGAAGTTT